CAGTTGCATATATTCCCTCAAAAGGAATGTCTTTAGACTGGAGATACGCATGGAAGCCCATAGCACCGAGCCCGAGACTTCTCTCTCTATATGCCGAATACGCAGACTTAGTATATCCTTCCTTACCTTCTCTAACATATTTTTGAAATCTTTTAAAATTTGCACTGTAGTCTCCTAATTGTGTTGTGTCTATTGCGTTGTCAATGTAATGTTGTAACACATTGTCAAGCATGGTTATTAAATCTTCTATGAAGTTGTCATCCTTTGACCAGTCATCGAAGTGTTCTAAGTTTACTGATGACAAACAACAGACGGCTGTTCTTTCTTCGTCAGTAGGTAGAGTAATCTCTGAACATAAGTTACTTTGTCTAATCTTAAGACCTAAATCTTTTTGTGTTTTAGGTAACGACTCGTTGCAAGTATCTATGTTAATCATGTAAGGCTCTCCTGTCTCTGCTCTAGCATGAATGATTTGCCACCATATATCTCTAGCGTTTACTATCTTGACAGCCTCTTTAGATTTAGGGTCAATTAATCTCCAGTCTTCGTCTTTCTCTACAGCCTGTAAGAAGGCGTTGGTAATGTTAATACCATTGTGTAGGTTAAGATTCTTTCTGTTGATATCACCACCTGATTCTTTTCTCATGTTTATAAACTCTTCAATTTCCGGATGGCTTATATCCATGTAAGCTGCATAGCTTCCTCGTCTTGTTGTGCCTTGGTTGAAGGCTAACATCTGAGAATCAACTACATGCATGAAAGGAATGCTTCCAGTAGAACGACTCCCATGAGTAGTTGAAACACCATTGCTCCTAATATCGCCCCAATATCCACCGATGCCTCCACCAGAACTAGCGAGCCATATGTTCTCATCATAGTGAGCAGATAAACCACCCCTGCTGTCAGGAACATAATTGAGGAAACAGCTGATAGGAAGCCCACGAGTTGTACCCCCGTTACTAAGTATAGGAGTGCTAAACATGAACCAACGAGAGGAACTGTAGTTATAAAGTCTCTGAGCCAACTCAAAATCTGTGACACCCTTGAAGGTTGCTCCGTAGACTGAGGCTCTTGCGAATGCTTCTTGTGCATGTGTTTCTTTCTCCCAAAAATATCTATCTTTTAATGTATCAAGACTAAACTTATCAAAGGTTTTTTCTTTGTCGTAGTCTATTTCAATTCCTAAGTAAGGCTTAGTTCCTATTTTGTCTTCAATCATTTTCTATGTCCTGTAAATGTAAAGCCATTATAGCATAGTGTATAATCTTTAGCAAGTCTTTTTCATTGTACCCTTCTTTTTTACCGTACCTCATAGCATACTTTATAATATTACCCATGCAAAAACCCTCACCATGTCCATTATCAAATATAATATCAGTTGCTTGGTACTCACCATAAGCATAGTGTTGGTCATAAGTGCTATCAACATATCTTTTTATTTGTTTTAATGTTTGACCTTCATTAAATTTATAATTCATCTTCTCTCCAGTTGTCAGGTAAAGTATCTTCACTATACCATGTAAAATTATTTGTCTCTGCCCACTCAGCATGACTTCTTTTAGTTCCGTTCTTTCTTCTTTTTGCCTGTGGCATAGGTGCAAAAGGACTCAAGAATAAAAACACTAACTCTTGGTTAGGCTTCAAAGCTTTCCTTACCCAAATATATTTATTGTATTCTTGGTAGTCCCAAAATCTTCCCTTTGCTTCAAGCAAATATTCTTTACCATTTATTTTTTTAACAAAGTCAGGCTCATATTTATGCTCAACTATGTAAGGCACTTTGTTTGTATGATGCTCCCACTTCTGTAAAATAGTAGTGTGTAAGGTGTGCTCCCACTTAGAGTCATATCCTTTAGGCACATCCTTTTCTTTAGGACGAATCTTTCTAGGCTTTCTAAACCCAACCACTAGCTAACGTCCGAGTAAGTAATATCTTTAAGCTCTTTGTTTACAGCTACTTTCTTAATCAACTTAGCAAACCAACGAGGTGTGTAGGCTGAAATCATTAGCTTTCTATTTGCATAGAAGTGAGACTCTTCAGGTAAGTATTGTTTGAAGTTAGTTACAGATACTTTCTTTTGTTCTTCATCTGTAAGCATAGACTTCAACCAAGTTACTACAAACTGCTCTGATAATTTTCTTATTTGTTTTGATTTCTTTCCACTCATATTAGTATTTCCTCAACCTTTGGTTCTTTAACAACCTTTGTAAAATATACAGGACCTTTAGCATAGCTATACGCTTTTAACCCCTGCCCATCGTTAGCCCCTTTATGGCATTCTATTTTGTGCGGACACCAGCCACATCCTTTAGCTAGTTTCATGTTACCTGATAGTCCTTCGGCTACATCTTCATAACAAAAATCAGGTGGAGTGTCTGCCACTATTGATTTTTTTACGTTCTTTATTCTAGAAACTATGTTAGGTTTCTCCATGTCATCAGGTATGTAAGTGCAAAGCTCTCCTGTTTCTTTATTCATAACCAAGAAGCCACCCTCACTCGTTCCTTCTGCTTCCTCATACCCAGCTAACTGAGCAAGGTATCCGAATGGGTCGTCTTCACCTAGAGTTCCATCTCTAAATTTCTTAAAGGCATAACCCGAAGCTGTCTTAACATCAACAACCTGTCCGTTAATCTTACAATCCATATGTCCCTTGATTCCGTTGACTGTAATTTCTTTTTGCATAGAGGTTATGTTGTGTCCAGATAATTTAACAAAGAACAAAACCAACACCTCAAGTAAATGTCCGTACAAGAATTTAATCTGTGTGTTAGGTGTTAGTTTTTCTGTTGAGTCCGACTTATTATGTGCATCAAACCACAGTCTTCTTTCAGGCTTACCTATGTTAGACATCCTAAGAGTTTCCTTAGAGCTTCTGTCTTGTGGAGTAGCCCAGTGTCTAAGAGCATCAGACATCTCTTTACCAAACTGTTCGTATGTTTCTTCTGAAATATCTAATTCGTTTCCGTCCGTTAAGGAATCTAATACTGCATAGATATCAGGGACTACATCACTTAATTTCTTTTCTTTCATCTTCTGTCTCCTTAAATGCTTTAATTATGTCTGTTGAAAATAGCTTTTGTAAGTTTACCAAAAACATTTTACTTGCGTTACTGTCTCCACCCGACACAGTTTTAAATGTATCTAGTTTATCCACGATTGTTTTGAGAACATCTGTTTTAAAAACAAGAGTACAGAATTCATTGTCACCAACACATAGGTTATGAAACCAGTAGTCAGATTCAGTTGCCCTGATACCTGAAGGTTTACCATAGGACTCATACTCTATACATATGTTTCCCGTCTTCTGCCATAAATCTTTTTCAGATTTAACTTCTATCTTTTTATTGGTCATCATGTCTGCTATTTTATCTTCTCTTATTGTACCATAAGCTAAGTCAATGTCAAACTTTTTTCTATCTTCTTTAATTGGTTTCATATTTTTCCTTGTATGTATTTAATATTTCTAAAGCTTTATCTAAATTTATTTTTATCCACTCTCCATTATTTTTTTCTGCAAAGAAGTAAATAAGGTCAAGTATTTTTCGCTCAGCTTTCGTTTGGTTTTTTACTGTAATTAATTTTACACATTCAAAATCTTTTAAAGGACAAGCAGCTTGAAACTGTGCTATTCTTTTTTTAGAATCTGAACTTTTACCTACTTTAATCCACCCTTTCCAAGCAGGATTTTGAAAGATATAAATTTCTCCTTTGAGCTTAGCTAACCACTCTCCTTTACCATACTTTTTATCCATATGTTTCTTAAGTCCGGGGGCTGATAAATGTTTTTTAGTTTTTTCTTTTAAGTATTCACACGCACCTCTTAACGACATATTATTTTTAAGCATTTCTTTTTCTATAAACTCTAGTTCTTTTATTTCATGTTCGACTGCATCTAACATACCTGTTTTTTGATTGAGCATATAACCAAAATTTATGGTAGACGTTGCTCGTTTAATGGGTTTCATACCAACTATCTCCTATTTTATATTCACCTGTTAAAGGACACCTCATTTTATAGTGGTCTCCTGCCTTTTCTAAAGCTTCAACTCCAAGCCTACCTACGAAGTCTGCCTGTGATTCTAGTACCTCTATCTGCCACTCATCATGTATGTTAGCTACAAACTTTGCATCTAAATTGTTAAGTCTTATGTTATCCTCTAGAATAACTAAAGCTTTCTTCATGGCTATCGCACCACCACCCTGTAATAAAGTATTAAGGGCTGCATGTTTATGTCTTAAAAGAATCTTACGTCCGTCTAACCCTTTGAGATAGCCCTTTTCCGCAGCTCTGTCAACTCGTTCCTTAAGAGTTCTAAGTGTTGGTAGACCAGTAAGAAACCGTTCTCGCAATCGCTTACCGTCTGCTCTATTTCCTTTAATGATGCTTCCAATTTTTTCATCTCCTGCCCCGTAAATGAGTGCATAGATGAAAGTTTTTGCCTCATCTCTTGATTTAAGTCCAGCAAACTGTTGGTTAGCTGTGTGAATATCCCCGTTGATAATTTCATTTATGTAATCCTCGTCAGCCATATAGTGTGCCAACAATCTAAGTTCTAATCCACTTGCATCTATACCTACAAGCTTGTAACCTTTTGGTACAATCCAACATGACCTACATTCTTTACCATACGGACTGTAAACAGCCGGTACTTGTGCCATGTTTGGACCTCTGTGAGCCATACGACCCGTGATAGCACCAGTACAAATCACTGAGCCATGTACTCTACCATCATCTTTGACTGCATCTATCCACGAATGAACCTGTGCTAATCTTTTCTGATACAAAAGAAAGTCTGCTATAAGCTGTGCTTCTTTTATGTGAGTAATTTTCTTGAGTGTATTCTCATCTACGATAGCTTGACCAGTAGGTGTAAAGTTATTAGGCTTCCAACCTAACTCCTGTAACCTTTGTCCTATTTGTTTTCTAGAACCTAGGTTAAATTCTTGGAGTGTCTTCCTCATGAAAGGTTTTCTTTCAAGCGTACCATCTATTATATCAGAGTACTCCTGTTCTGTCAATCCCTGTTTGGAAAGTTTACCATCTTTTTTTAGTTTAGGTTTAATCATTTTGTCATCAACCCATATAGGCTTGAATGTTTCATGCACCTTGTTCTCTGTTTCCTGTAGCTTAAAGCTAAGTTCGGATGCTAAGAACATTGCTTCTTCATCATTAAATAAGAACCCGTTTCTCTTTTGTTGTTCAAGTATATGTGTAACTTTATGTTCTAACTTTATACATTCTTTTGAAAATCCTAAAGATTCTTTTTTCAAATAATTAAATAATTTATAATTTATATCTACATCTCTTTCACAATAGGATAACATCTCCTTTGTAAACGCAGACCACTCAGGAGAATCTTTCTTAGGTAGTCCTAGTTTTGGACCCCACTTACCTATGCTGTGTCCACCCTCTCTTGTAGGGTTTAGTAGCCTAGATAAAACAAGTGTATCTATTACTTTGTCTGACTGATATAAATCTATACCAGTAAGTTTCTTGATTACAGGTATGTCATAACCTAAGATGTTATGTCCTATAAGCCTGTCTGCTTTCTGTAAGAACTTGATGCCTTCCTGTAAAGTGTCTTCGTAGAAGTGATGAAACTTACCATGTTCATCTTGTGCTACGAGACACCATATAACTGAAGGGTCTAGTCCGTCTGTTTCTATGTCAAATACTAACTGCATATGTTCTCCTTTAAAATGGTATGATGTCTTCGGCTTTAGAGTTTAAGATTTCTAAGTCCTCATACTCAGCAAGTCTACCTGTTTCTTTATCGTACACCAAGGAACAAGCCATACCTACATCTCCTGTATACCTTGACTTAAGGATACGAAGTCTTGTTGTTCGTGATTCTAAATCATCGTCTGATTGTTGGTTTCTTTCTAAGGCTATGACACAATCTGATAGCTGTGCAATACTGTTAGAGCCACGAAGGTGTGATAGACTTACACTTACACCGTTCTCATGACCCTTATTACCCTCAATCCTACGAAGATGAGAGACAAGAATTATACCAGCACCTGTTTCTTCTACCATACTACGAAGTCTGTGCATGATACTGTCAATAGCTTTTCGTTCATCACCATCAAGCATAGAACTAACAAGCATATGTAGATGGTCAACAACTACCCACTTACAATCACAACCAACGATAAGATATCTAAGCTTTGCAAAGATAGCATCAATGTCGTTAGCCCCGAAGTGAGCATGAATAAACACCCTGTCATTACTAAATACTTTATCAAACATACTTGTTAGTTTAGCTTCACCATACTCGTCACGAACAGTATCAATAAATAGTTTATCGTTAGCTTCGATAGAAAGTATGCCGTCAACTGTACGTTTCCAGTCTTCTTCCAAGGCTATGATACCCACGTTGTCTTCTGTTTGATTGATAAGCCAATGCTCTATCTCTCTTGTGATACTAGACTTGCCTAAACCTGTGCCTCCTGTTAGGGTTACAAGCTCACCTGCTCTAAGACCTAAGAGCTTTTTGTTTAGTCCTTCCCAAGGATAGGATACACTTTGCTTACGCTCTCTGTTAAGGAAGTCTTTTTGTTTCTCTGATACCCTGATGATACCTGTTGGTGTATAGACTTGAGCATCCCACCAAGACCTTGTAAAGTCTTGATGCTTACCCTTGTTGAGCATCTCGTTAGGGTCTTTGTAGCCATTAGGAAGCGTAACAATCTTTGCTTTTCCGGGCTTGATAATACTCGCAACTTCTTGAGAAGCTTTTATACCTGCCTTGTCATTGTCAAAACAGATAACAACATTGTCAAAACTTTCTACATACTCTAGGCTTTCTTTAACATCTTTGACAGCTGAAGCTGCACCACGTTTGATAGAGACTACTGCCCACTTACTGCCTAGTAACTCGTACCCTGCCATAGCATCACACTCACCCTCTACAATCGTAAGATATTTACCACCTTCTTTAAATAAGTTCTGCCCAAACAACCCTGTGTCTTGTAAGCTACCCTCAAACTTAAAGTTTTTATCTCTTATGTATCTAATCTTTGTAGCACAATGCTCATTGTTTATATAGAAAGGATAGTGATGCTGGGCTAATTGACCAGACGAATCGTATACAACTTTAACTCCATACTTTTCTGCTGTTTCTTTACATATATTTCTGTCGGTTAGTTTAGCAAACACACCACCATGTGCATTGAGTTGCTTGATAGGTGTAGGTGTTGGTTGTTGTTGTATATATTTTTCCATTGATGTTACGTTTCCCTCATAGTTAGAATAGAATTTGTCACAGCTAAAACATTTTGCAGAGCCATCAGCGTTTACCGATACTGCATCTTTGCTACCACAGTCGTGACAAGGCACGTGGTATTTTATAAATTTACTTTGTTCTTTCATGTTTACCCTCTTGTAAAATAGAAAAGCCACCCTGTTTCGAGAGTGGCTTTAGTTGGAGATACGAAAAGTTAATTATGATTCTTCGGTAGAAGCATCCTCATCAACTGTTTCTTCTTCAGACTCGACCACTGCTTCAGGAGTATCCTTCAAGAGGGTTTCAAGATTCCCCCTGTGAGTAGCACTAGCAAAGTTTAAAGCTTCTGTGATGACCTCAAGCTGAGAGACTTTACTAATTGTAACATTAGCATTGGCTCTTATACCGTCATCTTTAATCTTAGTAACATCATAAGACATTACATCCTCATCATTTTTAATAGTAATAATCATACTAAAATTCCTCACCGTCACCAAACGGATTAAGTTCAGAACCGTCTTGAGTTTTAAGTGCTACTAAATCAATAACCTGCATAGCTTGGAAGTCCAAACCTTTAAAGCTACCGTATTTATTATCAACTTCCCACTCGTTGTATTGAACTTTAACATGAGAACCATTACCGACTACGGAGTCGAGAGTGTTTTTCTCTTTATCAAAAAGTTTAGGTGCAGTTCTGACCATGCCATTTGCTCCATTTACTTTTCTCTTTACTGTTAACGCTCTACCTACAGATGTTTGACCACCATTCTCATCCTTAATGGATAAGTCTTTTACTTTAAAGCCTCTTGCTTCAAAGTTGTTAGCAACTTCATCATCTACTACCACATCCACTGTATACACAGGCTCAAACGTAGTGTTTGGTGTTGTTACCGAAGCCCAATAAGCTTTTCCTTCTAATACTGCCATATAATTTCTCCTTTGTTGGCTGTTTAACTGAGGGTATTATACCCTATTCCTTCTTCAATGTCAAGCACTATATCATCTAAAGTGCACATACTTTCATCGCAAAGCCTTACATAATACATGTCGGCTTCCCATCTTGTTTCGTATGCTACTTTATTCTCATACATTTCTTGACCATTGTCTTCTATCCAACAAATAAATTTTCTGTATTCATCTGCTGTCATTTTCATAAATCCTATTTCGTCCATAGTAAATGTACTCCTATAGTAATTACTATCAAGGTTAATAAATCTATTATAAATAATGCTTCTCCTACACTCATCTTGTTAATCTCCTTTGATTAATATATTCTTTTATTAAATTCTTTATGTTTTTATTTCTCCAAGACTTAAATGTTTCTTGAAAGTCTTTGTATCTTAAACACTCATCACAGTACTCACCATACTGTCGCATGATATACATATCTACCCTTCTTAGCTTTGGCATATCAATCTACAAAACTTTTAAAAGACATGTAAGGTGTCTCAACATGTTCGATAGGCATCCATTCTACCATATCCTTAACCATTTGTAAAGTCAAACCTGTGCCTATAGTTTCTCCTTCTGCATCAGAACCTAGTAGTAATCCATTACCTGCTAAGACTCTACTGTTTATAGAAAAGAATCTATTATCTGTTACATACAAGCCCTCATCATCTACATAGAGTACCTCTACGTTGTCCAAGTAAACACAATCAAAAGTATTACAATCTACAAGACTATATATTTCTTTAAAGTCTCCTTTATATTCTACTTCTTTTATTGTTTGTTCTTTTGGGTTTATTAGTATTGCTTTCATATTGCTGTTGTCTCCTTAAAAAATAAATCTTCTGCTATAAACTGTAATATCTCATCTCTATCATCATCAACATGAAGACTATAGAAGTGTGCTATATCGTTTATTCTTTCTTGTACTCCTCTATCCTCTAGGTTATCTAGCTCTATTACTTGTTCATGTAAAGCTTCTAACCTATTATTGTTATGTATGTCACTCATCATCTTTCTCCTCAGTAAAATCTATTATAAACTTCTCATCTAAAAATTCTTTAGATACTCCGTCTTGTTCAAGTTTATCTCTAAGAAGTTTAGCCAATTCATTATTTGTTATATTCATATTAATCTACCTTTATTATTAAACCATTAGACATAGTAACCTCTGCAAAGAACTCTCTAGTACCTGTTCCTTCAGGTAAGCAAGGTCTATTACATCCTATAAATTTACCGTCACTTTCATATTGGTCACCGAACATAGAAGTTTCAGTATACTTTAGTGGGTTGCCTATGTTTTCTTTCATTTGTTTTCTACTCTCGTAATTAAATATCATCATTGTTATATCTCCTTATGCTGTATGAACTACAAAGCCTGACATATCTTGTCTTGCTTTACCTTTTGCTTTGAGACCAACAACAACATTAGGTTTATCAAAGAACCTCATGTCTGTTTCGTCTCCATTAACTACCTCTCTACCTTTAAAATAGATAGGCATATCACCACTAAATACTACTGCTATGTTATAAGCTAACTTGTCGAACCAGTTGGCGTATCCCATGTTAGCATTACTGTAGCTCCATGTCAAGTGATAGTTTGTTATATGTTTTACTTTCCTAGTAGGTATCTTAGTGTAGTCATAGAACTGTACATCAGGAAACATCTCAAAAATATTCTTGTCATCTATCTTGATAGTCTCCCATTGTATATCACTAGTACCATTCAGTCGTAGGCAAGGAAGCTTATCTTTTTTCTTACAGTAATTAACAAACTTTGTAATGTCTGTAACCAAGTAGGACATGAAGATATCTCTAGCTTCTAAGTACAATTTAGTCTTACGTTTTCTCGCTTCTTGTATGACATTAGTGGTTTCACCCTTCTTCATAATGCCACCTCTACCTGCTGTATTAAGACAGGCTTCCTTGCACCCAGCAATGTCCTGATACGGACAAATCTTGGTACTGATTGGATGTAAATGTAATATAGCTGTCAAGTAATCTTGATAAACTTTATTACTTTTCTGTATCTTAGGGTTACTAAAACTTAGTAGGTTATAACTCATCAGACTCCTCCTCTAACTCATTTAAAAATTCATCTACTCTTGCTGATACCCAATCAGGCACGAGTCCTATCTTTTCTTCAGTACCATCTTCCCAAACAATACCTATATTCCATGCTGTTATTTTCATTAGTATCTCCCTGTATGTAAAAGCTCCTCCACCATACTAGATAGTATAGTCTTTAATGCTTCTAAGTCTTTTGCTTCTCTGATAGCTACTCTATAGTCCCCACCCTCCCCAAATTGGAGGGCGTTTTCTAACAAACTATTTACTTCTCTTTCAATCTCATGTGTAAAATCTATATTCATTTGACAAACTTCTCAGTAAGCTGGGCTATCAACTCACT